ACTTAATAACGTCATACGGCAACTTATAAAGTAGTGAAACAGATGATGCATCTTGAATTTCTGCACCAGCAACCTGCGATCCAGTTCCGTCAATAATATACGTGTCTGCGGTAAATGTTACAGTAGCACTCGTGACACTTCTTACCTGTGCCATCGAATTACCAGAATTCAGAGTAACATCAAAAAGGTATAACTTAAAATTGCTGCCAGAAATGCGTTCCATCGAACGGACACGCGCAGTGCCAATAGTAGTACCACCACCGGTGATCGCACTCTTCAGATTGACATAACTAAAATTGGTAATATCTGGAAGACCAGTTACGTTATAAACAGTTAGGTAATTACCATAACCAGCATCGATTACTGCGTTAGTAAGACTCTTAAAGTTACGTGATTTCTTTAGAATCGCATATGCGGTAGATTGCAATTCTACTCGAAATCCATTGATGTATGCGACAGAAGGTTCAAGGCCAGCAGCGAGCTTATTTGATGCATAAGTTGCTGCTTGATTAGCCGTATTAATGCCAGCAACAGCATTCTGAATTTGATTCGCAGTGTATAAACCACCATTCGTGTAGGTATTTAGGTATTCACGAATGTCAATACCAAAAGGATTTACGACATAATTGCCAGATTCCTCGTAGGTACGCTGAGCCATGGTCTTCATGATCTCAGTGTATTCCGTGCGATTCTGTTTCTTTACTTTTCCATCCTCAACTGTTAATACGAGAATGAAGTTGTCTAGAGTATCATCGTACTGAGCAGGATTCCAATTTTCCACATCCAGATTCATCAAAATCTGATAGCGGTGTGCTCCTGGGGCACCGGTATTTGGAGTTCCTAGCGCATTATCATTTAACGTAGTATCATCAACTGGAGTGACCTTTCTTTCCTCTACGCGGTATACTACTCTGCACCATGGGTTCTGGCGGTAACGAGATGCAATGATAGATGCAGCTGGAGTATGCACGAAGCATCCGTTGATATAGTAAACGCCTTCTTCAACCGAGACGCGAGTGCCAAATCCGGTAGGATTGATGTTTCCGTTTTCCAGTGGCTTTGCGCGGAATGCAACCCGTCCTGTTACCGCACCGCTATCAGAGTCATATTTTTGAAGCAAAATATATTCTTCGGCCGCAAATGCTTTTACTAATCCTGCATTCGTGGCATTTGTTCCACCAGAATTAAGATACTCGACATACAATGTCAGCGGTTCTGCACCTTCTGGTGGAACAATATCGATAATCTTAGCGTGCAAGCCATTTGTTGCGCCAAATAAAGTAGCACCAATCAAAACATAATTGCCGTTTCCATCCTTTTCAAGGTATAGGCTTTCATTTCCAGTATACGTATTACCTCCTTGAGCAGGATATGTGGTAGTTTGGGCTGAAGATTCCACCTTAACATAAGCAATCTTATTGTTAATCGTGGCCAAACCTCCCATGACCTTCGTTCCATCCTTAAAGAAGTGATTACCGAAACGCTCGATCTGAGCCTGAATCGAGGTTTGCAGCTGCGTAAGTTCACGAGCCTGGACTGAATAACCAGGACGGAAAAGAACTCTCAGATAGTTCTTATCTTTATTAAAGTCGTCCCAGTAGGGTGATTCGTTAAAATAAGTGATCGCCATGTTAGAAAGTATAAGATATCTTAGAACTCAACGATGATACGAATGTCTTCAATCTGAGATTCTGTACGTTGAATTGGGGATGTACGATTTTCAAGGAATATGATATCTCCAGAAAAGTGAACATACTCCGAAGGAGTGATCGTGTTTATTACCCCACTTGCAGATGATGTAGACGCTGCACCAGTATATGCTTCGATTGTATTGGTAGTGGCGAACGCAACGTATCCGGTTTTATCGTTTTGATGAATTCCTAGCTTCTTCACACCGCCAGATAAAGATTGCACAGAATCGATGAATGCCCTTGCCGGTGGATTTGCGCCATTCGTAATATAATCTCCAACGCTAAATGTTCCTGTGGAACCACTGTTAAGCGTTAGGTATGTTACTGCAGATAGAGTACTTGCTATAGCAGGAATTGAATTTCCACCGGAAAGTTCCTTTGGCTTTCTAATCAATCCAACCTGACGGAATTGTGTATCAACAGCAAAATCACCGGCGCCTTCTTGGCCGGTGAGTGTAGCAGCAACGCCGACATAATAGCCGCCAAGTTCAGCGGAGGGGTCAGATCCATGGCCATTCTTTGGCGAAAGAACAGCACGCGCCACGCAGCCCGCGCCGCCTCCTCCACTAAGCTCAACGAATGCAACGTTATAATTTGATCCGGGGTTAGTAATTACAAATCTTACTACCTTACCACCAGAAACAGTGGCCGTTGCTGTGGCGCCAGAACCATCTCCTAAAATAGTTACTGTCGGAGCGGAAGTGTATCCGCTACCGCCAAAGTTAAGTGTCGTGGCAGTTGGATCATCGGGATCAATCGCAATGCTGTAAATCTTACCTTTGATAGTTGAGGTCGCAGCATTTTGGAATTCTAACCGAGCAGTATCATCTGTATCAATAGTTCCAAATTCACCAACAGTTGTAGCGTTATTAAGAGTAATACTTGAGATTGTTTTGCCGCCGGCGCCAACGATTGCTTCTGCCGCGTTAAATGTGCCTCTGACGTTATAGACCACTAACGTATTCGTGTTAACAGAAAATACTTTGGCGGTTGCTCCAGATGTTGCGCCCACAATCGTATCACCTACGGATGGAACTGTACCACTGCCGGTTAAGACAATTGTGCTTCCACCGATAACTGTCTTAATAGGAATATAGTTATTCGTTAAAAACTTTGCAGCTTCTGTGGCACTGACCTTATACATGTACTTCCAGATATAACCATCTGAGTATTCAACGGGGTCTCCAGTAAGAACTCCTCCTGGTGTAGTAGGATTATGTGTTGGCTTTACGGTTGAAGGCAAAAGAGTGCCTGTAGAAGAACGAGGTGCATAGAGGCACTTATATACAGTGAACGAATCTGTTAGTACATAAAATGGTACATCGTTTCCGCGATCAAAAATGTCCGGATTATTATCATCCCATGCAGAATACGTATCTCCAGAAACCCAATTATAACGAGGGATTAGATTGATGACATCGACTCCAGTAATGCTCTTAAGAGCAATCATATTGCGATCAGCATCCTGAGTAGTAAGAAGTGAGTCGACTGGATTACCACTATTTGGTGCAACATCTGTTGTGCCCGTAAGCGACGTTGACCACTTATCAGACTTTCCGATGAAAAGATATACGTTCTCGGAGTCGGACGTGATGTTATTCTTGAAGTTCTTCGCGTTTAAATTGCGAAAGTCTGATGTGATAATGGCTGACATAGTGACTTAGAAATTACGTTGTAGAATTACCGCTCCGGTATTGTAGTAAGGAATGACGTTATTTATAGAGTCCTGGATAGTGTATTGAATGAAACGATCTATCGGATTTTCATTGATAAACTTTGTGGATTCTAGTGTTCTATGGGTAGCAAATTGCAGTCCAGGATTCTGGCCCTCGAACTGAAGTATGAGTTTGATGGCGTAATCTGCCAATGCCCTCATATTCTGATAGTTTAGAACAGGATCTCCGTCAGGATTGATAGTGATATAATCGGCATAAGCAAGTTCGATCAGATTGACAAGATCGGCAGCAGAAATCAATCCAGGCTGATTAAGTGGCATTCTACTGTTTAGCTTTTCGGATAGCTGCTGAATTGCCTCAAGTACCAGGAAGATCTGCCCAAAGAATATAAATCCTGCAGGATGAACTAGACGGTTAAATGGATCTTTCCATGCATCGACGTTCAAGCCAGTCTTAACTACATAAGAATATCTTTGATAATAATACGAATCGTGCAGCTTCTTAAT